GAATCCGGCCTTCCGCGTCCAATTCCAATGGACGAAAGAGAAGATATTCCACAAAAACCATCCCGAGGAGTGGTTCGCCACGTCGATTACTTCCACGAAAGAGAATCCCGAGGCTTTGTCCGGGATCCATGCTGAGTATGTTTTTGTAATTCGGGATGAAGCAAGCGGAATACCGGACGAGAACCATGAGAGTTTAATCGGGGCCACGGGCACGATTGAGACGTTGAATTTCATGATCTCCAACGGAACCCGGCTCAGTGGGACCTTTTATTTATCCCACCACAAAAACAAGGCTTCTTACGATCATGTCGATCGGTGGAATTGTCTTGAGTCGACCTGGGCTCCGAAAGGGTATCCGGAAAAGATTGAGAAACGGTACGGCAAGGAGTCGAACATCTACCGGGTTCGTGTTTTGGGGTTGTTCCCGAAACAAGAGGATGACGTTTTTATTCCCTACGATTGGGCTGATGCGGCGAGGATTCGGGATTTTGGTTTTGATCCCCAGGCGAAGAAGGTGATCGGAGTGGATCCGGCCAGGTACGGGGATGATGAGACGGTAATAGCCGTCCGGCAGGGTGACGGTTTCCTGCCTTATCACGTCTTGCGGCAAAAGAACACCATGGAGGTCGCCGGTTTCGTAGCTAACCTGGCGAACAAGGAGAAGGCGGTCCAGATATTCGTGGACGTGATCGGAATCGGCGCCGGAGTTCATGATCGGCTGAAGGAATTGGGTTTTAACGTCATGGCCGTAAATGTGTCCGAGACCCCTTCGACCGAGCCTGCGAAATACCACCGGCTTCGGGACGAGCTTTGGGGAAAGATGCGGGATTGGCTGGAGCAGCGCCGGGGCTTCTTATGGGACAACGAGGATGGGGAATTAATTGGGGAATTGACGACCCCGACTTACGGATTTTCAAGCGACGGGAAGATCCTCGTTGAGAAAAAAGAAAACATGAAGAAGCGGGGATTGAAAAGCCCGAACAAGGCAGACGCGCACAATCTTACTTTTGCGCTTCCTGTTTCGGAATACAGAGGCAATGACGGATGGTTTGAGATGGCACAGCAGCAGGACCAGGTTGACACCAGGCCTCTTGACGTGGAGGTAGGTTATTGAGAACCGAAGGTACGGCACAGGCTGAGGGCCGGCGGACCGGCATTTACTCTCCTGCCGAGATGGATCTTTATAATTATACGAAGCGGTTCTTCGATGAATATGTGATCAACCGTCAGCCGTTCGAGGAGGAGTGGGAAGAGGATTGGTACAACTTCCTCGGCCAATACCAGAAAAATGCGAATTGGTTTCCTGTCACTGAGGGGAGCGCCGGCCGGTCGAAGATTTTTATCAAGCTGACGGCGCTCAAGACGAATACGGCACACAGCAAGATTCAGGACTCCCTTTTCCCCGCTGAATCGGCGAATGATGTCCCATTTGATCTTGAGTATATCGGCGAGGATATTGTGGGTATCCCCGCCGACCAGATGGAAAAATTACGTGACGCACTTAAAAAACGCCTCATTCAGCATTTCCGTGAGATCCGCCTTCAGGAGAAATTCGACAGCGCAAGCCTGGATCTTTGCATCCTCGGCACGGCCGTATTCAAGTCGCCGATTATCGAGATTGTGAAACAGACATTGCCCAGGAGAAGGATGATTCAGGGGATGCCGGCCAGGGACGTAGGCGGTCCTCCGTTCACTCTTGAGACCATAACAAAAATCCTGGCGAACGTCGAGCCTTTGCCGTTGTGGAGTTATTACTGTGATGTCAACGCCCGTCCAGGCGAATCGGCCTTTGAATTTCATTACGAGAGAATGGCTCCTCATGCGTTTCGCACTCTGGCTTATCAGCCCGGATACGATAAAGAGACCATTATCGAGATGTCGAACCTGATCGACGACCGGGCTGACGACAAGGATTTTACCGCCACAATCCTCGGGAATAAATATATCGGCGAATCATTTGAGAAGGATAAGCGGATCGGCGTAGCCGAGGGATGGGGGACTGTCCCGACCGAGATAGCCGTCAACGCCGGGATTGAAGTCCCGAATGACGATTCCCCGGATACTCCGGTTCTGGTTGTTCTCGCCGGCAATCGGGTGATCAAGGCGACATTTCATCCTCTGGCCGGGAAAAGTCCGTTCAAGGTTTGTCCGTACAAGAAGGTCCCTCACCGGATTTACGGGATCGGCGTACCTAGGATGATGCGGGATTCTCAGAAGATGGTCAATTCTTCTGCGCGGCTGATCATCGACAACAAGGCCCTTTCCGGGTCCGGGATGATTGCCCTGAACAGGGAACGAATCGACACCAAACTGACCAAGGACCTTCGCATTTACCCCCGCAAGGTCTGGTATCTCAAGGGGAACTATGCTCCGAAAGATGCCATTGACGAGATTTTGTTCAAGGATATTACACGCGGACTTGTTGAACTCATGGAGATGTTTGAGCGGTTCTCAGATGAAGAGACCGGAATCCCGAAATATAGTTCCGGCCAACAGGACTCATTCTTAAACAAAACGGCCGCGGGCATGTCCATGCTTATGACCCAGGCAAACATCAATCTTAAAGCGGTGGTTAAAAATATAGACGATTACTGGATCGAGCCGATCGTCGAGGATATGGCCGATTGGTTCATGCAGACCACCCAGGGGGCCCGTGGCCTCTTCCGGGTCCGTGCGACCGGAGCGGCATCCCTCATGGCGAAGGAGGTCATGCAGGAGCGTGTCGCTCAATTCTTCCAAATCACCGGCAAGAATCCCCAGGACGCTATCTTTGTGGACAGACCGGAACTCATGCGTGAACTCGCAAAACTCCTGAACCTGCAGAAATGTATCCGTCCGAAGGAAGAGGTTGAGAAGATATTGATGAAATTGGCGCAAGACGCCATGGCCGGAGGGGGAGAGGCGATCGGCCCTCCCGCTGAACCCCCTGCGGCGTCGGCGCTGCCACCCGGAGGCCGGCGATGAGACAGTTAATGGCCTACCCGGCGTTTATCGAATTGCTTGAGTATATCGAGGAGAAGAAGAAACAAAGCGCCCAGATCCTCGTCGAAGAGGAAAACATAGTCCGGATCTACCGGGCTCAGGGCGCAAAGGGAGCGCTTGAGGATATTGCCGGCTTTATCAATGAGAAGGCCGGAATTCAATAAGGTGGACTACCTCGGATGCGGATCCGGAAGGACTATCCGTTGAAGAGACCCACAAAAACAAGGTGGATTATCCAGCAATGGACCCACAACGGAGGTTTGAAATGGCAGACAAAGAACTGACTCCCGGAGAAAAAGAAAAAAAGGCCGAAGAAGAATACAACCAAGTGTTTGACGAGCTCGACAAGGCTGCTGCACAACCCGAGGCCAAAGATCCAAACCCCATGGACGGCGGTGAGAAGGTTCCAAATCCGATTACCCCGGAGAAACCCGAGGCCGGAGACGAAAACCCGATTGAACCGCTCAGGAAGGCGTTGAAAGACACGCAATCCTACGCGACCAAGCTCAGACAGGAAAACATCGAGCTTGAGCGGATGGTGAACGAATTTAAGAAGGGGAACGCGACCGCGGCACAGGTCCAGGCGCAGCAGGACAAGTCAGATAAGGCGAATACCGATTTCCTCGATCTCAAAAAGGGCATCGAGGATACGGGCGTGTTCGAGGATTATCCGGAACTCAAGGACCCCCTGAACAAGATCGCCGGTATGGTTGAGGAGCAGGGGAAAAAGCTCAGGGATTTCGAGGCCAAAAGTCAGTCGAATACCGAAGAAGAAAAGCGGAAGAAGGCAAAAGAGAAATGGGAGAACGATGTCAAACCGGAGATTCTGAAAGACCACTCCGATTTTGATGATCTCATGAAGGCAGAGTATCCGAACTTCGAGGCATGGGCGCAGGGCCAACCTCCGGCCATGCGGTTCGCCGCTCTGCAAAGCGATGACCCGAGAGACATCTCCCACGCCATCACCGAGTTTAAAAAGGCAAAAGCAGCCGGAGTGGTCGCAGACGTGAGAACCGAAGAAGAGAAGCGCCTAAACAAAACAATCATTGATGCCGGATCTTTAAAGCCGAGCAACAAATCGCCGACACGGCAAACCCCGAAGCGGGAGGACGTCGACGGGATATGGTCGTTGTCAAGCGAGGAGTTCGCAAAGATGTAAGGTCCGGCTCCGATAAGGAGATCCAGACATGTCTATCAACAAATACACGGATTCAGAACTGAGTCCGAGAACCATCGCTTATGCTGACCGGCGCCTGCTGGAAAGGGCCAAGTACAACAACATCGCCGGGCAGTTCGGGCAACAGCGGACGCTCCCCAAAAAGGCGTCGCAGACGATCAAATTCCGGAGATACAACCGGCTTCCAGAGGCGACCGTACCCTTACTTGAAGGCGTGTCCCCGGATGGAAGCGTGTTCAACACGGACGACTACACGGCGCCCGTGAAGCAGTACGGCGACTTCATACGGGCCACGGACGTGATCCAGGACACCCATGAGGACCCGGTCCTCCGGGAATCCATGGACATCCTCGGGGACCAGGCAGTGGATACCGTGGATCTGCTCCGATGCAATGTGCTCAAGGCCGGTACCT